CTCCCGACCCATTGATTTCGTAGATAGTAAAGTCATCGAGCGACTCGTCCCCACTTTGCCACGGATTTTGTGTCGAATTATACGCAATTCCTTCATTAGTGCTTTGTACCCATGCGTCAGCGTAGGTTACCCCATCATAAGAGAGACTAAAATCAATTACTCCGTCAGGTGCTTGAGAAGATAAAGCGTCATACTTGAACGCAATCTTATTACTTGTGGTTCCAAACCCAAACAGCGACGGATGAGGGCAGTCTGGATCGCCCGTATAATCAGTATCACATGTATATGAAAGACTTGTGGTTGCAGGTGTACAAGTAAAATTACTACAAGGGAAACAATTAGAAGAAGTTGTTACGTTACCATCATTACTTCCACCCGAAGTTGATGAAGTTTGATCTTCAATATAATAAGAAGGTATACCTACTGTTCCACCTTTATCTGAAGTATCGTATAAGTATGCAAAGAATCGATCAGAATAGGCAAAATCAAATGATAATTCAGAAGGAGTGTAGTCAAATATCAGTTTAGAGTTTGGTTGCTGTGTATTGCAAGGGTTATCTCTTTGTATCTTACCGCAGTTACCTGATGAAGTTACAAAACCTAGTGTAGTGAAACTATTATACATGACAAAATCTGCCTCTCTAGCAGGCACATTGTAATTGCCTTGTCTGATAGGAGATTGAGGGTATTCAACATATGATACAGTTACACCACCTGCTTGAGGATCATACTTATTGCACGACTCATCACTGAGAGTACCATTATTGAACCCTCCTACACATCCATTATTTGATAGTGTTGTTTTACATCCCATGTTCGATCTTGTTTAAACGAGAGTATATCTCATCGAAGTTGTCCTTAATATTCATATATTCTTCCTTTCCCTTTGGTTTATAGTATGTTTTATCAGGTGTAGGTAACTCACTTACATACTTTTCTATAGCGTTTAGTCTTTCACCTACTTTGACTAAACAATCATTAATAGTATTTAATGCTTCTGCTAGTTGTTTTTCTTCCATAATTTTGAAAATCTCAAGATTTATACATACACTGTATGGTTTCTCCGAAGGTTGTAGTTTATATTCAGTCGATCGCTTTTTTCAACACGATACTATTACCATCATCACCTAATTCAAATTGTAACTCTGTTTGAACGTTCCAACCTAACTCTTCACAGATTTCATAAGGGATAGTTAATATAAGATCTCCATAATCATCTTCATCGAGTTTAGTTGTGAAACGGTGTGACATAAGTATTACATACGATTAGTTTGCTGGTAAGATGTAGGGTGATTCCTCTTCCAATCTGTCCATAACGTATATAGCGTTTCCTTACTCTTTACTTTGTAGATAGACGCTGCATGGTCGGCACATTCGTACATTCTGTTATCCAACATACCCTCATAACGGATTAACTGTTCGATACACCATACTCTTCTTTCTTGCTTTTCAGTGAAATCTTCTGGAGGCATTTTTTTTTCTCGGAAATTTTTTTTAATACAAGTAATATTTAACTTGCGTTTGGGAACCTTTGTAGGTTAGGGTAGTGGCTGCTTTTTAATTAACGGGGGGTTAAAATACTGCCATTCCCGTTATAAGACTGCGATAAGATTAGCGAGATTGTATTTACATAAAAAAATGGGGTTGTTATACCCCATTATAGTGTTATCCGTGTGAGATGTCAAGTTAGTCGATTGCTAACTCCATACCGCTTACAAAGTCCTCTTTGACATTCTTGTAACTTACGAACCATTCGTAGTTTTTTTGAAATACTCGCATACCATAAGAAAATTCGTCCAATAGAGCATTTAAACGTGACTTAGTTGTATTAGACTGCCAACCGCCATCTTTAATGATGATTGAATTGCTTTTAACTGTAGCAATGTGATTACCATGTAGATAAACGTCCGCTTCATTATCCCAACCGTGCTTGACTGTTGTATTAGATGATGAGAAATTTCTGCCTGTTCTGATTGCTTGATTCATTTGTCTTTCGATCTTTCTCATGTTGGGGTCTCCCTTATGTTGTTATATTAATTATAGCAATAGGGCAACCCATTACAACTTCTCTTGTGACACTTGTTCAACTGGTACAACGTCCCAACTATATCCGATTGACTTGATATAATCAAAGACTGATACGTCTTTATTTTTCCTTATTCTCCATTCGTCTCGATTAACTCTAAAATCATGTATATAAGTTTGTAATTCGTAGATACTATTAAATGTTTCTACCAATTCATGTTTATCATCATAGAGTGAATAGACCATAGTTTTCTGAAACACCTCAGTGTTATTTTACAGTACATTAGAATTTATGTCAACTGCGACTTTACAATATTTCGATATCCTCGCAATGCTTGACACCTCATAAGATGCGTGCTAAGAGTGTAACAGATAGAACACTTAACTAGATTTATTTTAACATTTAAAAAGATTTCTATTTTTCTTCTTTTTTCCAGTATCCTCGCTTTCTAACTTCCTCCCATAGGGTTACACTAATTTCTTTCAATATAGTCCAAATATATTGCAATTCCTTAGGTTTGAGTATTTTATCATCTTTCATTATTGCTTTATATCTAAGTGCGGAAACACGTCCGCAACTTCTTTTTTATTAACTGTTTTCATGTTATCCCATTCACTTCGATTAATTAATACCTTAGTTTGTCTGACTCCGTTTATAGTCTCTTTATCCTCGCTTTCTCTGACTACTAAAGTGCAATAGTCCTTACATATAAAAGCGATATAACCTAGATCACTTTTATGCCTATAGAAATGATTTAACTTGACTTTATGCTCCATTTATGTTAGATTAGTTTTTTTGAGTCTATCTTCAAAAATAGATTGAATTTCCTGGAATTGTTGCTCTAATTCCTTTTGGATAATGTGACTATGTTGCAATAGTTCCCGATTATCGCTATTATAAAGAATTGAGTTAATTTCTTTAATTAGTTCAATTCCCTTTTCAAGTTTGGTTAGTTGCTGATCGATTTCCACTAACTCCGACCATTCATATAAAACATGATGCAATTTTTTACTCCCACTCTGGTTTGGGTTGCTTTGCTCTGTTTCTATCTATCTTACTTTTATATGCTTCGATTTGCTCTAGTTCATGATTGACTAACCTCGCTATACTAGAATTGATCTCAAGATAAAACTCTTTATGATCGCTTTCTGAATAGTGAAAGTTTAAGCAAGTAAGCATATACTCAAGTTGTTTTTTAGTAAGTTCCATGATTAAATGATCTCTAAATCTTTAAAATTGTGACAGTAAACTCTTTTACCTCTATCATCAATGAGTACGGTAAAATTCTCTGTTGGGATAAATCCTTTTCTGTCCTTATCTCCTTTAATGTAATTGATTAGAACCTGATAGTCCTTATTTTTGTATCTTACATTATCAGATACCCCAATAAACTTAGGGGATATATATCGCTGAGTAAAATTTACTGACATAATTCTGTAAATCTCCTTTCTGCTTCCTCTGCGATCTCTGGTAGATAACCTAGTTCAGAATTTTGATCGATCTCTGTCAACTCGTCTTGAGTCAAGTTGTTAGCAATAGCGTAATCGATCCATGCTTCATCATAGCAAGTTTCGAGCAATGATTCGTGATGTAGTGTTGACATTTTTTCTCCGATTTCTTTTATTATAATGGATTAGTGGGCATTATGGCAAGTCAATGTGACAGTTATGCAACTGCCACTTTCCTCGCTAAATCTTGCTTAACCTCCCTTACCATATTTTTAAACTCTTCTCTCTCGTTCTCATCTTCTGAAGTCATCATATAAATCGCATTTCGCACCATGCGTAAAATCATCATATGATTTTTTGGTGTTAATGTGCTTAATGAGAAGTTATCGCAATTATCGACAACTATGTTAAAAACTCGTCTGACTTCAAATGAACTGATGTTCTCTTCGTCAACTTCGTAACCTAACTCTTGATCTACGAAAAATGGAACTGCGTCAAATAAATTCATGATAGTTTCTTTGTTTGTTATATTCTAATTATAGGCGACCGCCAACCACAATGGGGAGTACATGTGACAGTAATATAAGTGTCACATATACTATTGAAAAGTGGTCTGTTTGATGTTATTATAGATATTCGATTTCTCCCGACTCGACCGCTTCCATGTATTCGCACATTTCTGTGTGTGCTTTATCTTTATTATCTTGATTTTCTTGCCAAGTCAAATCTCGATATATGTCAAATAGTTTCGTAAGGTTGACTCCTTCCATGTCTGTCCAGTTACTGACATAATCCAGTTGACTCTCATCATATCCACCATCAATTAGACTAGGTGCTGATATGAAATTAAATCCAATGTCAATAAAGAAGTGCCTACCAAATTCTTCTGATTCAATAGTTCGCAATGGTAAAAACTTACCATGCTTATCGTTTAGAAAATCTTTGAATATATAAGTTCTCATTTTGCGTAAACTCCTTTACAGTCTCTTGATAAGTATGTCTCTTTAGCATTGCATACGTTATCAATTAGATTATCGAATGTTTGTACATCCCACTCTTTTTGCTCTGCTACGTCCATAGCATTCGCTTCCATTAGCACTTCGCAAAGATACTCAAATTGTGAAGCACTTACTTCAATGTTCCAACCTTTTGCTAGTTTCTGATTTGAAATAGTCATGATAATGTCTGATGTATCGTTATTATTATAATAGGAAATAAAGAGAGGAATTGCAACCTCTCTTGTGACAGTTTATTATCTGGCATATAGATAACCTCCACTCCAAGAAACAAAACTAGGATTATGTAATAGTTCTCTCTCCCTTATAATTCTCATGTCAAATCTGACTCCTCTAGCAGGACTTTTCCATGATGCTGCTTTATACACTTCCCCAGTATTCTTATCGATAAAACAATGGACTCCTCGACCATCATACTTTTTAGTGATACTATTATAGTCATTCATGATAACTTTCAAATACTTTTTACCTTCAGTAAAAGTGAATTTCTTACCTCTGAAAGTTCCATTTTCGATAGAGTCAAGTTGCTCTTTAGCATAGTCAGATAAATCTGATCTAACTCCGTTATATCTCTCAAAGTTAGAGGTTACCATTCTTTTATGGTAGTTAAGATAATTCTGCTCAAGTGCTAGACAATGCTCTACTGTCCAATCTTCAACTCTCTCTTTTAGTGATAATGTTGTCATGATGTTTGTTTAATTACTCTTATTATAAAGGGAAATTTATGGGAATAGGGGAACTGTGTGACAGTTTAAGTACTGGCACAATTCCACTTGATTTTCTTTTCTCGATTTGCTATATCAAAACATATCTCGCACATACAATCTGCATATGGAAAAGAATCTCTCCAATTATAATCCTCTTCTATTGGACTATCCCAATAGTAATAAAGATCAGGTTGATAATCTTGAATGCAATGATCTGAAGTTTTAGGGAACTCCATTTCTTGCCTATAATTCTCATCAAAATTAGCACATACGTCACATTTAGCACCCATTTCAAAAGTCCTCCTTTTCGTATCCATTTTGTGAGACCATAAACTGATCTAGTTTAGCAATGTCTTCAGTAGTTAGAGTATCAAAATCAACTCCTCCTAACTTGTAAATTCCCCACTCTGAAATCTCAATTACAAATTCTTCCCAATTTGCACATAAGCAAGTAAGGTTATCGAGGTTATCATCAAATAGAATTCTCTGTTTGATTCTGTTTACTGGTTCTGTGTAAGTTACTGTAGAATTCATTTTTCTTTTGTTGTTACTCTTATTATAAAGGATTGAATACCAAATTCAACTGGTTATGTGACAGTTATCTTACTGTCACACTTCTATAAAATTTGCTCTCGCCATATCCAAATTTAGATGATAGAATATCTCTGACTCTCTCACGATCTAGTGAATCTCCGTCTCCCCATGTGCAATATTCAAAATCATCATTACCGCACCTATCCAAATATACGATAGTAGCGTGACGTATATCTTCTTTAGTCAATGCTACTCCATCTTTGTATAATGGGTATAATGGGTCATTAGTTCCATAGAATGAATCAACATAGTCAACAAAATCGTTGATCTGTCTGTGAGCATTTAAGATTTGAAGTGAAGTCATTTTGTTTGTTTAATTACTTTTATTATAAAGGATAGAATTAGAAAGAGGTGCGAGACTGTGCCACTTTCTGTGCTGTCACACCTAGTAGATACTGTGATGGTCTTTTAGTGTTACAAGTAACTGCATAGTTCTTTTCAAGTAACACGTCAATCTCTTCTGCCATGTCAAAAACATTAATTGGATTTCTTGAAATTGTCTTACCCAAGAAAGTAACGATTCTCAATCTCGCATTTTTAATTGTCTCTCTTTGAGCATTGTGAACCTCGTAGTAGTCAATTACTGTTTCTTCGTTTTGAGATTTGAATTGCATAATTCCTTTTGTTGTTACTCTTATTATAAAGGTAATGATATAGGAATAGGAGTACTATGTGCCACTATCTAAACTGTCATATACTCTAATGCTTAACTCTGCATCTTGTGTTAATGTAATTCCTTCATCATCAAGTGCTTTCCATATCAGGTTAGCAAGTTTTGAATGTTTATCCTCTGGGATAACTTCCCATAGATTAATGTAACCTTCTAATTCAATTAATTGCTTATAGTTCATTCTTCAGAATCCTCCTCTACTGTGAAGCGAACATAAGTTAATCCTTCTGTTTGTTGTACAAATGAAGCATCAAGATTATTCTCTAAAACAAAATTGATAATCTTGTTTTCTAGTTCTGATCTAGTCATTGTTTCTTCTCTCCTCTAAAGGTTTTTTGAAATCTGAGTTAGCATACTGCTTAATCTCAGTAACAACTTCATCATAGTGATCTTCCCAGTAATCCTTCGCTTGGTCTAGGAATTCAACATCAGGCAAGTCATTAACCATGTTCTCCATGTCCTCTTTGACATATTGAACTAAATCCTCTAGTGACATATTATCGACAATACGATCGACTAAATGCCATCTAAGTTCCTGTAACTCATTCTGAGTCATACCAAATTTTTCTAGTTTAATTTGGTCATTCAAATTTTTTGCTCTTTGGATTTCTTCTTTAAATTCCATTTTATGCTCCCTGATATGCAAAGTTTTGATATTCTGCTTCAGCAACAAAATCCCATAAGCGAATAAAGTTGTTGAACCAACCGATTTGAGAGTCATGAAGTTCGATCTCTCCAATATGATGAGCATGAAGCATATCGCTTGCATCATATTCTGGTAGATTATGCTTGCTTAGATAGTCTTCGTAGATAGTAACTAAGAAGTCAATCGGTTCTTCTTGTTTCATGAACATTTGTTCGTAAAGGTTTTGAGTGGGAAGAGTCATTTTCCTTTTGTTTGATATTCTTATTATAAGGGATTTTATACCCTATGCGTGGTAGTGTGTGACACATAATTAACTGGCACAAGTACTATTGACAAGTTACAGGTTTATAGATAACCTGCAACTTCCATGCTTGGTTCATCATAGAACCAACTTACTGATACATCAGGATATTTGTTTCTAATTGCTCTACAAATATTTTCTGGTGGACTCCATGCTGTATTAAATGTGATTTCAAGTTCTTGTTCACATTGCTCAACATCAACATCAGCAGGTTCCCACTTAGTTCCCCAGTTTTCAATCTGCCAATCATACCATCTATCGTCATTTTTTCCTGACTTTGGAAATTTGTTAGTTGTGAATACAACATTACCATCAGCATCTTTATGCTCATCTAATACTGGTAACTCTCCATCTTCGTTAGGTGTTTCTGACCATTTTGGACTAGGGATAAGTGTATTAAATGGTTCGGGGTTGTTGAAAATGTCAAATAACTTATCAACTGTTTCTGTATTTTCTGAGTAAATACTAACTCTATTATAGCACCAATTTGGCATAATCTTAGGAATAAATGTTTGTTATAGAGGTTAGGGTATCCCAAAGCACTTGATAAATGTTTGCATAACCTCTATGTTCTTAATATAAAGGATATTAAAAACAAGTGCAATCAGTTATGTGACAGTACTTTAACTGGCATACTCTGGTTTCATTTGTTCGATATATGTGTTACCTTCGTAAGGTTCACATTCTTCTCCCTTCTTGTTAAACCATAAATCAAGATCGGGGATATAAAGTTTACCATCTAACTTTAATTGAGATAACATTTTAAAAAACCAAATGTCATTATACTGTTGTTCATACTCATTCAAGTATGGATAATACTTTTGAGAAAATGCGATCATGATCTTACCTCGTATTTAAGTGTTTCTGCATGATAACCTATAAAATCATAAATTCGATTTCTTAGGTCATCTTCATTGTATGCTGTCCATCTGCCTAGACATCTTTGGTGCATAACATACTCCTCTTGAGGTGTAAATTGTAAATCGGGGTCTCCGTCTCCAACTTCAGATAAGTAGAGTTCAATTTCTGTTACTTGATAATTCTTGGGTTTCATGAAATAAACTCCTCGTAATTAGGTAAAGTAAAGTTCTTTAAAAAAGTAAATTCATACTTTTCTACTTCCTGAGGGTCAACTCCATCAACTACCCACTCCTCGTAAACAGATGCTGCTTCTGGTATGTTTCCATTAAGACCATTGCTAGTCATTGCTTCATAAAGTGAATCGATCATATTATCGATTGATGTTTGTCTCTCGAATTGTAAATCCATTAGATAAACTCCCGATCATGTAAAGGATAATAAACTTCTCTATCAACTGCTTGGTGCATGATGTAATACATATCGAATGCAGGATCAGTTACAGTATTACAAGTTGATAGTTCATCAATAACCATTTCCATAAGTTTGATAATGGTTTTTTCTTTTGGTGTTAGTTTTTTTGACATTACTTCCTATCCTGATTAAATGGACTATTGAAGTAATCTCTGTTTACAACATAAAGTAAAACAAGAGTAAAGAATATTCCAACAAATCCAACTATAAGAATTGGACTTTGAGGAAAGTCATAAGTTTGAACTGTAGGCATGACCTCTGGGATAAAGTGAGTGGGTCGAAACAAAACTCAACTACTTAAGTTCGATTTAAAAACGTATTCCTCTGGGTATCCGTTACCTTGAAAGTTTTACGTTGGTTTGTTTCGACATTCTTAATATAAAGCATATGCTACACCTATGCAACCATATGTGTGACAGTACCTCAAGTGGCACATTAGAACAAGTCACTCAATGCTGTGTTAGGTAACCTACCATTTATAAGTGTTTTATATGAGTCATGTAACTCACAACCTATAAAATGCCTATCTAATTGTTTAGATACCATTGCTGTAGTTCCTGACCCCATGAATGGGTCAAGAATTATATCTCCTTTTCTACTACCCGCTTTGATGCAAGGTTCAATTAAATCAGGTGGGTATGTAGCAAAATGTGCTTCCTTATATGGTTTACTTGTTACTGTCCATACTGATCGCTTATTCTTTGTAGGATAACTCTTATTGAGTCCAGTATGAGGTTGTAAACCAGTTCCTTTATTATGATACTTACCATTAGTCCGATCTCTAGTTCCCCAATCCTTTGCAGGTTCTTTGATCGCTTCATTATCATAATAATAGTTCTTACTCTTACTGAGTAAGAAAATATATTCATGTGACTTAGTGCATCTATCTTTTACACTTTCTGGCATTGGATTAGGTTTATGCCAAATAATATCTTGCCTAAGATACCAACCATCTTTGCGTAATGCAAACGCTAACAACCAAGGTACTCCAATCAAATCCTTACTTTTTAATCCTTTAAGTTTGTTACCTCTTGCAGGTGAAAAATTAGGTAAATCTTGATTAGTTTTACTTACTGTTTGTTTTGGGTAGTTACCATCACTCCTATAGTTGTAATAGGTATCTCCCATATTAACCCATAGAGTTCCATCATCTACCATAACGTCTCTAACTTTCTTAAAGACTTCTACCAGTTGATCGATAAACTCCTCTGGACTTCCTTCTTGTCCAATTTGATTCTCCTCTCCACCATAGTCTCGTAAACCATAGTAAGGTGGACTTGTTACACACATTTGTATTGGTTCTGTTATGGTTGGAATTGTAGTTCTACAATCTCCGTATAAAATTGTGTCTTTCATTAGATGCAATATGCGAGGGGTGGTACTCCTTCAATAAAGATACTGTTTACAACTTGCTCAAGTCTCATCTTTGTAACGTCTCCCATACGATACCCGATAGGCATTGTTACTTGTCCAAATGCTTTCTTGTATAAATGGAATGCTCCTGAGGGAATGAGACCTTCAGCAACTGCTTTGCGATCATCTTTATGAACTCGAATGACTCTACCAATAGTTTGTGCCATTTCGATAATAGGTAGGTTTCTCAATAGTATTGTATGAGTTAGTCCATTGACATTAATACCTTCACTAAGAATAGAATAGTGAAAGATAATAAACTTTCTGTCATTATCTGCACCCCACTTAGTAAGAGTATCGAAAAACTTTTCTCTTCCTACCTTCTTGCCATTGATGATAGCACCAAATTTAGATGTGATGTGTAATACGTCATATCCATTTGTAGTAAGATAGTCAAGAATAGGGGTGTGTCCTAGCATCTTGCCAAGTATTTTACTACTAGGTGCTGATACAAGAATCTTATGGTTACCATCATCAAGACTATTAATCATGTCCTTGAGGTTGTCCGCATCAACTTCGTGTGCATTCTCTTTGTTCCGCACTCTATTTGTTTTAAACGGAACTACCTTAGGTGGAACTATAGCACCAGTATTGATAAGGGTTTTGGCAGGTACATTAGCAATAATGTTTCCCCAAACTTTGCTGTTGTCCATACCATTTTCCGCACCACTTTTACTGATTTTAGGTGTTGCTGTAAAGTAAAACTTACGATCTGCGGTAATAGTTTTTACTGCTTCAAAAAAGTTCTTTTGTGTTCCATTGTGTGCTTCATCATAATAGATAGTATCTACATGAATACCACTCTCTACAATCTTATGTAATGAATGATATGTTGTGAATATTATCTGATTATAGGCACAATTCTTTGTTGCCCATACAGATATTCTACTTGCTTTTGTAGTTGAATAGTGATGTGTCTCTCCTGAGTGAACATGAGCAACTTCAGTATCGGTGATGAACTCGGTGAATTCTGCACACAACTGATTAGCAAGCAAGATACGAGGTGCAACAACTACAATAGTATTTGCAACTGGACTTTTAAACTGATTGATAGCATCTTCAATCATAATATATGTTTTACCACCACCTGTTGGTACAATAACTTGACCAACATTGTTTATCTGCATAGCATCAAAACATTTATCCTGATGTGGTCTCAAGTTAATCATCATAATTTAATCAATAGATTCATTATACAATAAAAAAACCCCTTGTGCAAGGGGTTGTGACAGTTTATGGTTTGGGCGGTTTCGGTTGGTCTATGTATTGACCAAATCCGTTGTTCTGAGCAATTCTAGCACTTTCATACCAATCTTGCAACTGTTTTAATTTTGTTTTTAATCTTAAGGTTTCTTCTTCATTGTATAGGAAAGGGGTCTGTTCCCCTTTCTTTATACATTTCTTGAGAAGTTTGATCTCACGTTTCATTTAGTTAGTAATTCCTCCAACTTTGTAATTGGTGTTCGAGACATAAAGTCATCAAACCACTTGCGGTACCCTTGTTTTGCACCTGATTTCTGTTTCTTTGTGTATCCATCTGTTGATGCAATATACAACCAATAACAGAAAAATGGCACTCCTTCATAGTATCCATCAATTTTTCCTCTGTTAGGAATTTTGATCTGATCTACCTTTTCGTAACCTCTCTCATTCTCTCTCTTAATCCAACCTTGAGGTGTTAATGCACCTGTCTTAGTAGTTGCAATCCCTTCTTTCTCTCCGTCAGAATCTAATTGAGTTTCTGCTAGTAGTCTGATGACTCTAACAACATTATCATCAAATACACCCATCTTTAAGTGAAATAAGAATAGTGCTGTGATAAATGTTTGATCGAAGTCCTTAGAAATACCATGTTCATGCAACAAATTATCAACTGCTTGTATAGTTGGTAGGTATTGCTGAACTGCAAGTGATGTCATTCTCCTTTTATACTCACTATTAGTAATAGTGTCATCATCACTATCTGTCCATAGTCCTCTGTCTCCGTAAACAGTAGCATTATCAAACATACAAGTGTATGATAGTGCTGTTACGAATTGTCCACTCTGAAACTTCTTAGTGTGTAATGTTGCATTAAGTGATCTCAAGACACCAGTAACAACTTCTGCAGCAACTTCTGCTGCTGTTGGGTTGTCAAATGCCCAGTAGATACTTCTTATATCAAGTAATGACTTTCCTTTATATTTGATAGCAAGCACATTATCTGGTAACTTGTCTGACATTTGGTTTCTCCAAATGTGACCCCTTGAGTTGGCATCTATTGTCCACTCAGTACCTGCATCAAACTCTCGACCATCTTCCCATATATCGTCTTGTGTTAGTTCTGCCAACGCTACAATGAAGTGTGTAGGGAATAGTTTAGCAAGATGATCTAACACACCTTTCTTTTTAAGTCTGTTGGTTACACTTCTCTGTGTAATCCATTGTGGCAACTCTAAAAATGTTGCTCTTGAAATGAGACCAATTTCGATCTCGTCCAGTTCAATATTAGAGCAATCTCCAATATTAACTGGTAGCGAATACCATTCGCCAACCTTTAGTTGTTTCATTTAATCCTCTGTAATAGTAGGTAAGTATCATCTAAACAGACGCATTGTTCCGTTGATGACGTTATTATATATCAACTTAATACATGAGTCAATACATTATTAAGTCTTTGTGTTGCAAACGTAACATAATCTTCATCAATATCATATCCAATATATGACCATGATAAATTTTGTGATGCAACTGCTGTGCTTCCAGTTCCCATAAATGGGTCAAGAACTATTCCATTTTTGATACCAGTAAGTTTTAAACAATCTTCTACTAACTTAACTGGAAATACAGCAGGATGTTTTCCTCTAAGTTCTTTGCTATTAATAGTTTCGTATGGTATGAACCATGCGTTACCTTTGTCTCTTAGATTAGGTTTTGGTTTATCAAGTGATTTACTATGCCTTAAATTTGCTTCATAGTACTCATACTTGACACCAATAGATAGTCTATCAATATTGACGCTACCATCTTTAGTAAAGTGAAATAAGTTTTCCCATGTTGGGCATAAGAATCTTTTACTATTAATTGGTTTAAAATGTCCACTTGTCTTATCATTGACATGAATAGATTTAACCCAATTAATATTATTTTGTAATACCCAATCGTCTCTTAATGTCATTGCAACTTCCATGCCAACATAGGGGTCAACATTTGAATAACCCATATTGACAAATAGATGTCCTTGATCTTTTAAGATACGTTTCCCTTCTTTAAATACTGTCTTTAACCAATCAAGATAATCATGCTTAGGTTTATTGTCAGCATATAAACCATATTTAATATTGAGGTTGTATGGTGGAGAAGTGATGATAGCATCTATTGAACTATCATCAAGTTCTTTCATTCCTTCTATACAATCTTTTAAATGGATTATATTCCGTTCCAAAATGTATCTACCTGTTGTGTTTGCATATTTCTTGAGACAATGTATAATCCTATGTTACATAAGAACCAAAAAGCATTTGTAATCCATGCTTGTCTCCAACAGTATTTCCTGTTGCTCTCTACAATATAAATGTTTCTCTCATTACCTGTCTGTCTTACAAACTGTTCAAGTATTAATGAGATTACAAATCCTATTGCAAAAACATAAAACATGAGGTTTAAAAAACCTGCATTAAATAATAAAAATTGAATCATACTGTGACGTAATTAGGTTTTAGGTATTTTTTTGCTGATTTGAAATGACCAGCAATCTGCATAACTTTGTGCATATCTACATTTTGTAATGTTAGAGAACTGAAATTACTGTTACCAGTATCACTCCAATTAGATTCTAACATATCATAAGGAACTACGCAAGCGAAATACTTTTCGATCTTACCATCTTCATTAGGGATAAACTTACATAAGAAATGCCAGTTGGTTTTTCTATATCCGTTACCTGTCCATGAGTTACTTTCTGATAGACTATTCTTCCACTCAATTTCTGTATCATTGAGAGTATAATCAAATCCTTTTCCCTCTGTAATTGTGAATGCTGAAACCTTCTCTTGTATTTTCTCTGCAATAATCTCGTCAATAATAGGACTAATTGCTTTTGTTTTCTCTTGAGTCTGTCTGTTCTTGAAAATATCTTTGAATGATTTTCTGTATAGTTTCTCCATTAATGGAAGTGATACTGTATTCCACTCCTCTACAATAAAAGGTAATTGCTCTTGCAAGGCATCTGCAACAAGTTCAATATCTTTATTAATTGTCATTGGTCTAAGTTTCATAATATAATCAGTGTACAGTAAAAATCAGCAAGGAACAACCCCTACTGATCCACTTTATGAATTGTCACATCTTGTATAGTTCATTAAGATGCAAGGAACTAACAACATCTTGAATCTCTTTCATCTTTTGATGATAGATTTCTTCTGTGATGAGTGAGTCTTTAAAAAATCTTTTTTGTAGGTTGCTTACATACGATAGTAAAGCATCTTTTAAAATTTCTTTTTGACCTTGGTCTAAGATAGAGGATTTGATTACTGACATTGCTATCGCCATTTTGAGAGGGGTGCTGTTTCGATCAACTTTTCATTCTCTAGTATATCAGACTCATCTGGGTTTTCAAAGTTTTGTGTTGATTTTAGAGTCGATAGATATTTTAAGACGTGTTCTCTGATCTCCATGAGTTCATTGAAGCAATCTTGATTATATGCACACCCACGCAAATCGTGGTCAGGTTTCATAACTGACTCTGTAAAGAGGTCTAATGCCCTCTGATATTTTACAGTAGGACTCTCGTTTAGTCCTACTGATGCTTGATCTTTCATTTATTTAGGATAGGGTGTATTCTAATCCGTAGTCAACTTCTGAACTATCATCATAATAGAGGTCTTCATAATCGAGACCATCATCTTCCCACTCCTTACCATCTATCCGTTCGAGTTCTTGGTTTTCTTTCTCTTGCTTGGTCTTTTTCATAAGAATAGTCTCCCTTTGGAACTCTGTTAATACCGCCATTGTTTTGACGTTTATCCCGAATAGATTTGCCGAAAGAGTAGTTACCCCTTTCAGACCCACCTCTGCGAAAAGTTTTTCCCATGTGATTGATAGTAATTAATAAACTACTTGTATTATGTATTAACGATTGAAAGGAATAACATTATCTGTTGTTACACTTTCATCATTTTCTTCTAAGACTTGCAATTCTTCAAAGACGTAACCTACACCATGCAAAAAGTCTTGAGTTTTTTCAACAACTTCAGTCAAAATTGTTGCTTCAAACTCTTTGCTAGTAATGGTCTCGTCATCATCAGTACAAGTCAATGTGAATTGAGGCATTGTTGTGAGTTATTTACTACCTCTGAATCATAGCACAATTCTACTGGTCTGTCGAGGGTGTTGTGCCAGTTAGCATATTCTCATACTCTGTCACAAGGTCTCCGACCCAACCGCTTGGTGGTTGTGTCCTGTCCTTATCGTTTAAAGTATATGCAAATTTACCTCTACTCCTTACCCAATGCAAGAATAGTTGACAAAAATGATCTCCTGTATATGAACCTTCTCTCCAATGCTGAGTCGTGCAACCCAAATATATGATAGCATCACCAGGTTTTAGATTTATCTTTGATCTTGCTCTTGTAATAGGACGTTCCACACCCATTGACCACTCTTTATCTGAACCTAAATGAACTGTTGCTGATATTTCACACGCAGGTCTATCTGTATGCTTGATTAAAAAAGAATCTTTATTGTAGATTCTCATGTATGAATAAGTAGGAAATAATGACTCTTCAACTAAGTCAGTCATATACTTAGTCATGTAATGTAGAATTTCAACTGCTGCAACTGGGTTGGGGTGGTTGTGAACTGCACCATGAAAGTCATCACACATAAATGTGTTTTCTGTTCTACCATCTTTCAATAAGTCTTGATAGAGTTCATGACAGTATTCTGGATTAACAAATCCATTAACAATCATATAACCTTTTTCTAATAGTTGTCTGTTAATCATTTAACTCCCATTTGTTTTCTAACATAGTAAAATAGCAAGGACTATTATGTATGACGTAATGTAAAAAGATTTGATGATGATAATCTTTTGAGTTACCTTCCATAGGTTTTCTCCAATGTTTAGCGAACATACCATTGTATATAACAGCGTCCCCATCTTCCATTTTTATTGGTGTCCCTTCAACATAAAAGTCCCATGCAGATTTTAATGTTGTTTCTATTTGTAAGGTAACACTTACTTCACAACCTTCCCAATCAGTATGAGGAACTAACTCTTGTCCAGAATAATATATTCTATCAAAATAATATGTTGGTATTAGTTTTGTTTCTAATATATTTTCTAATACAGTACGTAATTGTCTGTGTAGGTCTTTATAAAATGGGTGGTTTGTTCTTGAGTATGCACCATTAACCTGTCTCTCATCATTAAAAAATTGATGTTTACTAGGGTCTCTATAATTATACTCCTCGTGTCCTTCAACATATAGTTGAGGTAGGTTTCTGAGTAGTAATGGATTTGCCAATTTACGAACTACAGCATAACTATTTTTAAAATAAAAATCTTTTAAGTTCATACAAGATCAAATGCCATTGTGTATCTGTCATATCTATTGTTAGATACTGGTGCTGTGTGTAATAGATCGGACGGAAATACTAATAGACTATTGAGTTCAGTCTCAACAAATTGATCTTGAAACTGAGTGCCACAATTATATGGTGTCATATAATATACAGCAGATAACTTTGCAGGTTTGTGAGTGTGCCAACATTCATGTTGCTTGTCTCCATCTGTCCAGTTAATCCATGCTTTGTCTATTGATAAATCTTCCTTTAGATACTTCTTAATATTATACAACATAGTCTCAAATATGTCATCATAAAGATCATTGTGATGTAAGTTAGAAAATGTTTGTCTGCCAGGATATGTTCCTTTGCCAAAATGCTCTGATAATTGTTGTCCTGTAAGTAAGAGAGACTCACAATCATCAATGGACTGTTGCCTTCTAATGTCAGTCAATATCTCTGGTATATAATGAACTGTATTCATGTGAAGTAATTTAGATTGATTAAGACTCTGACATTCTCATCAGTACAATTTCTTCCTGTGTGTAGCATATTTGAATTAAATATAACAACTCTATTCTCAACTGATTTTACTTGAGTTCCATCTTCAAACTCTGTGTATCCATTGTTGCTATTGACATAATATATTGCAGTATTACAATCATATTTTACGTCTCTATGAAGCACTCCTAGTTCTTTGTCAACTGATCTAGGATTCATATTTGCTTTTACTCTAACCAATAACTGTGCATTCAACTTTTTAAATAGAGGATTTAATATGTGTATATGTTCACTATTGTTTCCATTTGGTTGTTTATAAAATGTATGGGTGAGTTGATATTTTTCACCGTCTTCACCATATTCATCATCAACAAATGAATTATAAAACCATGAAAATTCTGGACTTAACATCAAATTGTTAATCCTTAAAAAATCTTCCCATTGTAAAAAATCGTCAATAACTTTCATAATTCAGTTGCTAATAATAGAGGGTCATATTCAGTTGCATTATGATTCCAAAAGTAATCCATACCTTGCTCTGTTATGAGATCAAATGCTAATGTATATCTTGAGTCCTCTTGTAATGTGTCCGAAGCGTGCGGTATGCTAGACGGAAATAAAATCATCTTACCTTTTTGATTATCTATCTTTACCCAACCAATGTAAGGTATATCATAATCTGTTGTTGTTTGATTTTGAGTTAAACACAAGTTACCACTAAGATAAGAGTTCTCGTGTAATGCGTGTATATGTCTATCTAACTTCATGCCTCTTTTTTGAGGATAAATCCAACCTCTGATCCAAACTTTTTCTATAGGGATCTTCAAATATGTACAGAAATTTTTATAGCATTCTTTGATATTGTCATTCAATTCTCGAATGCAAGGATAATCCCACTTGAATACATTATAATGTTCCCATAGATCATTATCAAATAATCCATCTAGTTCTTGATGTAGAGTGACACCCATGACATCATCAATTAATGAGTGAGGTAGATGATCTTCCCACATTTTAATTGTAAACTGAGGAGCAAAATAATTGTTAGACTGTGATAGTTCCCAAGATAATTGTTCAGACATTTAATCTCATTCCATAGTTAGAGTTGACTTCCAAGATGTCAGATTTTAGTTGCTCAGAATAAGGGCAACTTGTTTGACATATCCTACAAATACCATCAAGGTCTTTGAAAGCAGCAGGTGTATCTACAAAATTTGCACAATCTTCCCAATCTACTAGATCGAAATCCATTTTGCAATTCATAGGGCAGTTAGTAACACAAGGAGCAGGACAACCTAAACAATTATCATAGTGAGGATTACCATCAACTATGGTTGTCTCTTCAAATTCACAATTAGTTAGGATTAATTCAATTTTATAATTGAGTCCAAACTTTTCATGAAATGCTAGAGAGTTCTTTGCTAATGTTGCTGAACCAGATCGCATTGCAAATTGCTTACGATTCAATACATAATCATCATAACCAAAACTATAACCATTCATACCCCATCTGTAATTAAGATACATGAGTATCTTTGGTAGAAATTCATTCTTGTAATGATAATCGTATGCGACTGTACTAAAAACATTCCATACAATTACAGACTTACAATTCTCATGTATAGAAAAATCTCTACCATGAGAGTCAGGCATTGATGTGTTGTAATGGTCTTGAGTTCTTTGTCTTACTAAATCAGGTGGTGGTGTTGTTACTGACAAATCATATAATAGAGGAGCATCTTCTATTACATGATCTATAGCAACTCGAATATCATTGAGATTCATAACTGAACCCAATGATCTTTTTTATTATTAAATACATCTTCATTATATACTACCTCTGTGATTATATCAAATGCTAGTGTTACACGTTCATCTGACCCCTCGTATGGGTCGGTGAAATGCTCTAACCAATTTGGAAATAATGTCACCTTGCCTAGTTCATTTGGTGATGAATATAATTTTTTACAGTATGGTATTTCATAATGAGTACTCGTATCATAATTATCTAAACATATATGTCCTCCAAGATATGTGTAAGGACTATCCCAGTGATGATGTTGTTTTATTGCTTGACCTTTTCTTAATACGTTTGCCCAACATTGAACATAGATTCTATTCTCCCAATTATATCCTAACTCGGTAATCATATTGTCATGTGATGATCTGATAATCTCTTTTAAAAAATGTGCTTCACCCCACTTCAATATATTGTAGCAATCAGATCGAGATGTTAAACTATCCTTACCCAATCCTGTATTCCAATCATGTGTGTATGGATTACCTTCTATGATTTCTTTTTCTTTTGATAATATAATTGATTTTAAATCGCCAATATCTACAAAGTTTTCATACACCCAATAATCAAATACTGGTGCAAACTTAGTCTTTGGTGGATCGCTTTCAAATTGAGTTAGTTTCATGCCATTGATATGAATTGACTCATAGCATATCTACCCGTTCCTTCTACGGGTGTCACTTCATGCCATAAGATCGAGGGAAATATTACAAGTGAATTATTTAGGCAAGGTAGTTGAAGTTGTGATTCTATAATCAACTCCCCACCAGTAAATGTCTTTGGTATGTCATGAAAGTATGAGATAGCAGTTACAGTTGTTGAATCTATATGTTGTTTATAATGATTACCTTTATTGAAGTAATGTATCTTGGTATTATCTTCAGATGATTCTGAAATGTATCTAAAAAATGTATGCAATCCTTCCAATAACTTTACAACTTCAGTTGAAAATAATTTTCTATTGACTCTTAATATGTCCGACTCTTCTCTTTTACCACTATAGAAACCATCTAAGTGTAACCCTAAACCATCTTTCAATTCAACACCATCACGAATAGCAGTACCAGGTCCAAATGGGTCACCTGGTTTCTTAAATATATTTTCGTCTCTAAAATAATGTAGTTCTTTCATAATCAATTCAAGTTCTTCTTTATCATAAAAGTCTTGAATAAAAACTACTGGTAGATTAGATACGATCTTAAAAATAATGTTTTGCATTTTCTATATCCCTCACATTTATAAGACGATACATGATTCCTCTTTGAATATGTTTCGTGACAGGTTTTAATTTGAATTCATGTGAACAACCATGAACCTCCCAACAATAGATGTATAAAGTTCCTGTAACTGTAGATACTACAGCAGTGAACTGTCCATCAGAACATACATCTTCATCTTCTAGTTCTCTGACTTCTGCATACTCAATCTTAGCATTGAATTCATTTTTCAATACTTCTTCAATACCTTTACAAAGTTGCTCATAGTCTCCTGTGTATGGAACATTGACATACTCTGGAAAAATATATGTTTCTCTTGGGTCTAAGATTCTAGTCATCAGAAATAATTAAAATTGATGTTTGATCTGAATTGAGTATCAGTACAAGTTGTGCTATGGTGTGGTATCTGAGGATTAAACAATAACATTCTATTTGCTACTGATTCAATTTTTTCGTCACCAATTACAGTAAATCCATCATTTGTATTTAAGTATAGTATAGCAGCTTTATGATCAAAATCATAGTCAACATGATCTGTATGATGCACAATAGTGTCGGTTCTTGGATATAAATTTGCTTTGATTCTGATGAATGCTTTTGCTCCCAGATAATTTTTTAATGCTTGACCCCACTTCATATAGTCACTACAAACAGTATCATTATTGTAAAACAAATGGGTGAAATAACAATTTTCTTCTTCACCCATACCAGATATATCGGTCTCCAAATACCAAGGTAAACTTTGAGAGTCACAACCTAATTTTCTAATGATAGAAAATAATTCTACATCTAATGCTTTGTCAATAATTTTCATAAGTTGGTGAAATCTTTGTTGAGTGGTAATGATACATCTTCACCATACCATGATGATATTGTGTATCTATCTCCTTTGAGAACATTTGATACAGCGTGTCTAAACTCACACCCATCAAAATATACTGTCCGACCCATCATAGGTTGAACATCAACACCTCCAATAATAGTATTACCACCAATATAATCATCATTTAGATATGTGATAGATGCACCTGTAGTTGTCTTTCTAGTTACATCATAATGATATCCCTTTGCAGCTCCACAAGGATACTTAACTATCTCTACATTTTGCAGTATCTTAAATTTAGAATCATGATCTACAAATGATTTGATAGTCTTAGTAAGTTCTACTAACTTATAATATGTGTCAGGTAAGTCTTTATTTCCCATGCCACCAGCGTCCATACTTAAGACTCTGGTTTCGTCCCAGACATATGTCTTAAGTATATTAGAGTTAAAGAACTCTATGAGTTCCTTTGATAACTCTGGTGTTATATTTGTTTGAGAAACGTAAATCACCCGAATAAATGTGCGTTGTAATGTTTGCGAACAGGTTTGATCTTTGGTTTAGGTTTTACCTTGACCGCCTTGTAAATTTTTAGTAGTAGTTCTGTTTTCATACGAAAGGAAATCCACAATTCCATGTGACTAGAGAGTATCTAACACCCCTAGTTACTGGGTTTACTCTATGATATACAAATGAGGGAAATACGACTAATGACCCTTGCATATCTAGTTCCTCACATATTGTGAGTTTATCTCTGTGATGATGAAATTCTAGCGTACCTCCATCAAATTCGCTAGGGTCATTTAACAATAATGTGGTAGATAATTTTCTATACTTACCTTGCCACTTACCCTCTGAATATGGGTCAGTTCCCATGTCGGGGTGCCAATCATAAAATTGACCTGGTTTGTATTCTGTGAACTGTGCTGACTCTGTTGTATCCCATTGAAAGTTCCACCCAGCATTTTTGTTTGCTTCATCTACCAAAGGTTTTAGTATGTTATAAATCCAAGGTTCATCTAACCAAGCGACATGAGAGTTTCTAACCTTTAACAGATTATCAAGTTCTTCTTGACTATACTCTTCTACTTCTTTAGGTGATTCTTTATTCACCTGTCCTAATTTATTACACCTTCTCTTACCCATAGCAATGATACGATCACATATCTCTGGTCTAATTACACCTTTAAAATACCAATAGGAATTTTTTAAATTCATCTAACCTCCATTCCACTCTGTATAATCAAAATCTGGTAGATGATATGTGTACCAACCAGTAGTAATATATTTAGTTTGAGTAGGTGAGGGTATTCCACGATGAGTATGTGTCCAATCACATGGCCAAATGTATGTCATTCCTTTTTCTGGTTGAATTTTCACCTGTTGATGATACCACTCTGTTTGTCCACCATCTGTTACATCATTTAGATATGTCATAAAGACTAGATGTCTATATGAATTAAGATCTTTATAAGATGCTCTCTCCATATGCCATGAGTAAAAACCTTCGTTCGGTTTATATTTTTGAATATTGAAATTAGTATTCAATCCCCATAAAGCATGAGACTTTGATGACCATTCAAATAGATTTGTATATTCATTGCATACCTTTCCCAATTCATCTAGGTAATTTTGTATTCTATTATCAGGTATGTTAGGGCAAACTGTAATATCTGTAGATACTTTTGACTCTGGGTCAAGACCTTTACCAACTTCACCTGCTTTCTTATCAGGTGACTCTTCAAAGAAATCAATCAGACCATCACATGCTTCGTCTGAGATCTTCCAACCAGCGATGAAACCTATCCTATTCATAAATTCATATTAAATGAAATTGCAATTTTTTCTTCACCAATTTGTTTATCAGTTCCGTGTAGTAGATCACTTGTAAACATCATTAATGCACCAGGAATACATGCATACTCTGCGAACTGTGCATTATATTGATTATATTCTGTAGGTTCTGGCAACATACTAGGTGTGTTAAAAAATTTAAGTTTATCTTTCATGTCACATTTTACATAGTAAACACCAGATAGTAAAGAACCATTGTGTACATGAGGAAATAGATAGTCACCCTTATGACTTATGTTTGCCCATACATTTTCAAAATGTAATGAGTCTGTATTTTTATATCCTATCTCTTGTAAAAAATTTGTTGCATGAAAAAAGATCGCTTGACGTAAATCTTTTAGTCGAGCAACCTCAAAAATATTTTCTCTAAGTTTATGAGTAGAATCTACGTTCAACATAGAATCTCTCATTGAACCTACCTTAGAGACAGCATGTTTGACATCTGTCTCATAAGTTTCTAGGTTTTCGTTTAGAATATTTGGTTCAAATAAAATCGGTCTTGGAAAACACGCAAAAAGCATAATGAAGAATCAATAATTACTGTTCCTCCCATTTACCAGTGGAGCTATTGAATGCATAGTTTACAGCAACTTTTTTAGTAATGGCAGTTCCTACATAGGTTTTGTTTTTACTATCCCATGCCCAATCTTTTAAGATGACTTTTGCTTTAGTGTCATAATCACTATTGTCATCATAGGGCATTGGATTGCCAGCATTGTCAGATGCTTGCTTGCCTATAAAAGGAGTATACCATTGCATTGTGTCTGTGTCAAGCACTGTCTGTTCTGGATACAGTCGTTCTCCAACGAAAGCATCACGAACAGCATCGTACTTACCACCTATCATTGCATAGTTTTTTCTGAAGGGAGTTCCTCCTGCTCTATGCTCGTTCGCTTCTGTATTGTATGATGTTTTTACAAATATGCCACCAGGATTACCTACTTGAAGTTTTTGTATCCCGATACTTTCTTGCTCTACACCATTATCATCAAGGATAAGTTCATTATCCACTTTGAGAATGTCAATTACAGTGTTGTCTTTGTCTAATCTTGCGAAATGTGCCATAATTTTACTGGAATTTATATTTAATGATTACAACACCAGATCCACCATTACCACCTTTAGGTTCTGGATAGTTACGAGGATCTTGGTCAGCAGAACCTCCTCCACCACCGCCTAAACCGTCAGTGCCATTGGTTCCATTACCATTGGGGTTAGTAGCACCAGGACCACCGCCACCAGCACCGCCCTCTGGGTTATGAGGACCACCTGGATAGTTCGCTCCACCGCCACCACCTGCATATGTTGTAGGAGAACCAGTGATATCAATAGATTTTCCGTCTCCTCCCTGTGCAGGTCTACTATTTGGTCTGTTATATCCGTTTTCTCCTGCTTGGTTTGCACCACCACCTCCACCAGAGGTTGCGTTTTGAGATGAACCACCTTTACCGCCAGGATATCCTTGACCTGGTACACCAGATCCTGCAGGTTCATTCCAACCATCTCCATCAGTTCCGTTTCCTCCACCTGACCCACCAGGTCTTCCGTTTTGGTCTTGCTGAGCTCCACCTCCACCACCTGTTGCAGATATAGAACCGAACTGACTTCCACCTCCATCAGCACCCATACCATTTCCAGTACCGCCAGTTCCACCACCACCGACATTAACTGTGTATGTTTGAACAGCAACAGGGAAGTTATATCCACCAGAGTGAACTAAACCACCTGCTCCTCCTCCACCAGCAGACCCGAAGTTTCCATTTAGACCACTTCCAAATCCACCACCGCCACCGCCACCAGCGACAATGAGATACTCAACATTATTATTAGCAGCGTCAGATGCAATCTGCGATACCGTAAAGTTTGCACCACTACTGTTGAATGTATGAATCTTATAATTACCTGATTCTGTAATTGTTCCTCCAGATGCAACAATAAATGTTTCACTTGCTCCACCTGCAGGTGCCCACTCTGAACCATTCCAAATCTCAACTATCGAGTCCGTTGTGTTGAAAATCATAGTTCCAACTGAAGGACTTAATGCGTTACGACCTGACGTAGTGTAATTAGGAAGTTTTAATGTGTTGGTAACATTGAGTGTACCAGCATTTAGTTGTGACATGTTAAATTAATTCCATTGATTGACACCATCTTTAGGACCATAAAATCTTAGTCCTCCTCTATTTATGCGGTCGAGAACATAGATTACAGAACCTACCTCACCTTTCGGTAAATCCCATTGGGGAAATACTGGTAAGTTAATTTGAACCGTTGGTTCACAAGTTTCTACGTTTAATCTTCCAGATGCCATTTTAGATAAGTAATCCTGTTTTATTTATATATCTTTTTTATGTCTAGTTTTAAACATTAAAGTCATTCTAAGAGAATCGCAATATTGACTGACTGATCTAACTCCGTGCCAAGCGTAACCAGGAAAACCTAAGACAGATCTAAATTTAGGTAATACTGAATGAGTTATCAATCTCCTTTCACTATCCCAAATAATAGTTTCTCCTCCCCAATCAGCGTTCCAAGATTCATTCACATATACAATTATAGTTTTACTTGTGTCTGTGGAGTCATCAGTATGTAATCTTTGATCTTGACCACATGTTTGAGCATTTGCATAGCAACGAACTAAAACATCTTCTGAATCTAAGTAAGGTTTGATGTCTTTCCATACATCAAGTATTACTCCACTAAGTTCACCCTCACAGTCATAACAAGGTTGTCCTTCCTTGGTAGGTCCGCCAAAAAAGATAGACCACTTAGGTATGCTTCTTCTCATCTGAGATTTATGACTGCGATACCCCCATGTCCAAGAGGAGTCTAGGAGATATTTGTATAGTTCAGTTGCCCTAAATTCGGGCAACACATTTTCATGATAAAACAAAATTAGAAACCTAAGTGTGCTGCTGCAGAAGTTAAGAAATTGTCTACAAATGTTTGTGCTTGAGAAGCACTGATAGTACCTACAGTTTGACCGTTAGATACTAGAGCTGTCCAAACAAAACCGTTAATTACTGTTGCTTGGTATTGAGAGTAATCATTATCGGAATTAGAAGCATAATCAACAGTTGCAAAACCATCAGTAATATCTCCACTCCATCTAGAACTACTAACAGAACAATATAAGTGCATAACGCCTGGATCTGAGTTCTGATTCCATGCTTTGTTTACTAACCATGCGTTAACCTTATCAAAACCTGCAACACTAGCATTAGCATATACTGTAATTGAGTTCGGTGTTCCTCCACCATTGTCAGCACCTAAGTTACCACTTCTTGACCAACCATATGTAGTAGTCGTATCTTTTGGAGCAACTGCAATCGCAACCAGTGGCCAAGAATATCCAAGTCCTTGATATTTAATATCTGAATATGTACTACGACCACTGTTGTATCCTATATTTCCACTTGCACTTCCATTTTTTCTTACCTGAGTGTAGTTACCACCGTCATACATATCAGATTGAGCATCATTAATTCTATCATCACTAGCATCCGTTTCATATTGATAGTTCGTGCCACTTGCTGCCCAAGTAGTTTTTTGACTTGACATGTGACTAATAAACGCATCAAAACCACTGTTATCGTATAAGTTGAAAGTCTTAAGATTAGAACTAGAACTACCAGTAGCTACTCCAAATTGTTCCCACCCAGAACCATTATATACTTCAAAAAGATCATCAGTGGTATTAAATCTAATCATACCTGCACTAGGACTAGAGGGTCTCTCTCCTGTTGTGCCTTTTGGAATTGCTATTTGAGAATCAAAACCACTAACAGACAGTGAACCATTAACATTTAAGTTAGCGTTCGTATCCATTTCGATCTCAAATGTGGGATCGTGTCCTTTAATTGAATCTACTTTAACATTACTCATAGTTACAATCCGAAATGTGTTCTTGCATCATTCAAGAAATTATTTACAAAAGTTTGTGCCTGACTGACAGTGATTTGTCCTACAGTCTGACCATTAGATACTAGAGCTGTCCAAACAAAACAGTTTGTTGATGTTGTTTCATATTGAGAGTAATCATTGTCAGATGAACTAGAGAAACTCTGAACTGTAGATCCATTAGAAACAACACTCTGCCAAGCACTAGCACCAACAGTGCAATATAAGTGCATAACACCTGGATCACTATTCTGATTATATGCTTTGTTTACCAACCATGCATAAACTGGACTGAATCCACTGACTGTAGCATTGTTATATACCGTTATAGCATTTGGTGATCCTCCACCACCATCAGCACCTAGGTTACCACTTCTTGACCAACCATATCTAGTGCTTGTATCACTAGGAGCAACTGCGATTGCAACCAGTGGCCAAGAATATCCAAGTGGAATATATTTAATAGTACCATAAGAATTAGGAACTACACTACTATATCCAATATTACTACTTCCACTCCCATTTTCTCTGACCTGTGTATAGTTACCATTGTCATACATATCAGACTGAGCATCGCCAATTCTATCATCACTAGAATCTGTTTCATATGCGTAGTTAGTACCGCTTCCAGCCCAATTAGTTTTTCGTGCTTGCATATAAACAGCAAAAGAAGCGAGATCAGCATTTTCATATAAAGTAAATGGAGGACCACCAAGTAGTATCCATTCACTTCCACTATAGAATTCAAGTTTGTTTAACTGTGTATTATATCTCATGTAACCTGCTTGAGGTGATGCAGGTCTGCCAGCAGTATTTCCCGTTGGTAATTGTAATGCACCCGTATTTCTCATGTCAATACAACCCTCTGTCCCGATCCTAAGATCATTACCAGGTGGGACGCTTACCTGATTAAGAGAAGCACCAATTCCTTTTAACTTACCGACTTTAAGTTGACTCATTAATTAAGATTCCTCCACTCACCATTAGCATACATTTGCATTTTATTCTCTTCTGTATTGAAATATAAGGACGCTTCAGCAGATTTTATGGGTCTCTGTGCTCCTGTACCTGAAGGAGTTGGCATATATGACTGCTGACTTATATTAAATAAACCTCTGACAACCAAAGTGTCCTCTATAGTAACTCTGAAGTTTGGAGAATTACCTACTAAATTTGCGACTCTGAGTTCCATTATACAACACTCCAACTCCCAGTGGACTCGATAGTTATTGTATATCCATTCGCGATAGTAATAGGACCTGAACTCATGCCATTAGCAAATTCAGCACCAGCAGTAGTTCCTATTGTAATATTTTCAGAAATTGTAGTTTGGTTTGTTCTTATAACACTATTTTCTCCCAGTGCTGGTCCTCCACCTGCAACGTTTGCCCAACCTGCAGATCCAGTTCCATCATCTGCCTTGTAGATTTCAGCAGAATCTAGAGACGTGTTAAATCTCAGAGTTCCAACAGAAACACCAGTAGGTCTTTGTGCTGTCGTACCTGAAGGTATCCTCAATACACTGTTCGTATTGAGGAAATTTAATGTTGTTATAATTGCTTGAGTAGAGTCGGCAATCTGATTGCCACTAATCTTAGTAATTGCCATTGGTTAATACAATCCTCCGTATTATTTAGATAGGTAATTCAAGGATATGAATCGTATCTGTAGATTGTGGAGCATCTCCAGAAGAGAATACTACGTTAGCACCACCAGAATCGACTGTATAGTTGGTGCCAGCAATTTGTGCAACACCATTTAAGAATACTAGAAGTGAATCATCAGTATGCTGAATACCACCAGAGTAAGTTGATACTGCAAAGGTGAGTGTTGAACCATCACCTGTATATGTTTTAGTTATATACTTACTAGCAGATACACCACCACGTCCAGTTACAACTAAGTCACCATCAATATATGCAGATCCATTAGTCTTAATTCTATAAGTTGAATCAGGTGCAACACCAAGACCGATATGTCCTGTGCCATCTGTCGCAACATTAATTTCACCTGTATCTGTTAGACCAAACTCTTTCCAGTTTCCACCATAATATATCCAACCAAGAGATTTACCAGGTGTCCAGTTAATATTGTAAACAATATCTCCATCGCCAGGTGTATCATATCCTGTAATACCTGCGAAACTTGGTAGTCCACTCGCATCTTCGGGTGCTAGTAATGTTTGTTTTAGAACAGTACCATCTTGGTTGAAGTATGTAATCTTCTTCGCTTGAAGATTATTAGTGAAAGTTGTTAGTCCTTGGAATGTAACAGGACCTGCAAAGATAGATTCTAACTGGTTTGATGCACCACCAATTACAGTCAACTTATCAGTCAGAACAACCTCAGAGAAAGTTTCAATGGTTGTATTTTCTTCACCAATAACATTTAACTGTGCAATATCTTCGTTAGTAATCTGACCTGTAACAGGGTTGATAACTTGGTTACCAATAAACAGGTCACCATTTGAGTTAAGACCTGAGTAGAAAGAAACTCCTCCTTCTTCTTTAATAGACTGTGAGAATCTAATCTGCTCTTGACTTAAAGTCTCTACCTGTGTTTGAGGGAATGCAGTTGAGTAGTTACCTGGACCAAAACCAAGATATTCAAACGTATGGTTACCAGATCTTAGAATAGAATGTCGTCTAAACTCTACGTTGATAGGTGCTACATTTCCATCATTAGTCTCTCTAATATTAATCTTTCTTGTCTCTTCATCACCTGCTCGTGCTGTCAATTCAACACCAGATAGTCTATTGTTGATAGAATCATAGTTTGGAGTTGTACCTGGTTGTGTCCATCCAGTATCAGTCAGTAAGAATTGTATTCCTTCTTTAGTAATAGATCTCTTTGGATCTTTTGCAGGTGTTGGAGTTGCTCCATCAGTTGCATTTACAAGACCGATAGTAACATTATCAGCAACAGATATAGCAGCAAGAGGATCAGCAACTGGATTATCTCTATCAAATGTAGGATAAACTTCGTTTACATTCTGACTGAACTTTCTATCATTAAAGTTAGAAGTTGAAGGTGTAATAGATCCACATAAAAGAGTTAAGTAGTATATACCATCATTGACACCTCTTTCAAATGCTTGAACAACTTCAATATCATAAATGTAGAAGCATTTTCCTAAGTTATATGATGTAGTATCACTATTCAAAGGTTGCATCACGAAACCAGAGATAGGATCTCTAGGTAAAGGATTAGATTTGTCCTTATCAATTACAAGTCTTACACGATAAGTTCTATCTTGTAAGTCTCTTGGATCGGGGATCCTCTTCAAGAATGTTGTAGGTGTGAAGTTTACAGTGTTGTATTGTGTATTCGTTGATAATGTAGTATAGATTTCATTGCTAGTTGAACTGACTGATAGATACCATCCACCGACTGTATTTGCTACACCATTGATTGTATATGTTGTGCTGTCATACTGAATAGGAGATCCTGCTGCACCTGCTGCCACACCAGATACACTAGGTCCAAAAGGTGTGATGCTTGCAGTCTGAACAGTTGCTTCAGTTGCACCATTAGCAACCAATAAACAATTTAACTTATCTGCAACTGCACTTGCACCAGTTCCGTCTTGTCTTGCACCAACTGTGAAACCCTGTACTCGTGTTGTTGGTGGCGATGCTTCAACAGTATAACCATATAAGTATAGTCTTGTGCCTGGTGTTCCACCTTGACCTGCTAGAGCAGCGTTAATTACTTTAGTTCTTTGAATATCAATGTTCACCCAGTTAACAGAAGTCTCTTCACCAAAGATTACGTTCCCGTTGACTGTTCCTGTATTGTTTGCACTTAAAGTAATAACTCTTGTATTTGTATTGACTGAACCTACAGTTGCACCAGTAGCAATGTTAGTTCCAGAAATTGTCATTCCTTGAATGACCCCGTTGACTGACCCGTCGTTTGCTAGTGTAATAGTATTTGCACCACTTGTTCCAGTTGCAGTCGTAGAGATAACGTTGAGTGCTTTCGGTGGAATGATGTGAGTCAATGCAGCTGCTTTATCTTTCGAGAATGCTTTTGCTTTGAAACCTGCTGATCTAAGAGCAGTGTTACCAAAGTTAGAGTTAGAGTTGGTGATTGACATGTCACC